TGACTTATACCTGTCAGTATTGTCGGAAAGACTTTATGAAAGAGTCCAGTCTTGCGGTGCATTCATGCGAACCGCGTCGTCGTCGCATGGAACGAGATGAAGCCGGTGTACGCTTGGGATTTCATTCATACATCAAGTTCTATGAACTTACTCAAGGCAGTGCTCGGTTAAAAACCCATGATGATTTTTGTGATAGTCCTTACTATAAAGCCTTTGTAAAATTTGGCCGGTATTGTGTCAGTGTAAAGGCCATCAATCCTGCTCGCTTTACTGAATGGGTATTGAAACAAAACAAAAAGATTGATCATTGGTGCAAAGATTCAGTGTATACCGAATATCTATTAGATTATTTGCGTGTAGAAAATATCAACGATGCACTAGCTCGAGCCATGGAGTTTGGTATAGACTGGTCAGAACAGAGTGGGCATCCAGCAGAAGACTGTTTAAGATATGGCAACACCAATGCCATGGTGTATGCTGTGACCGCTGGCAGAATTAGTCCTTGGATCATTTACAATAGCGAGTCTGGGCAGAAGTTTTTATCAGAATTGGATGCTACACAAATAGCCATGATATGGCCCTATATTGATGCAGATTTTTGGATGAAGAAGTTTCGAGACTATCCAGCAGACCAAGAGTATGCTCGAGATATATTGACAAAGGCAGGTTGGTAATGAGTGCAGATATTGATATTGATTTGGCCGACAGAGATCAACTGTTGAAGTTGATCCAAGCCACACCGGCACGACTAACAAAGTTTGGAATCAATGCACGAGAAAAAGTTGGAGACCACCGACGACATAACTCAGGAATATATGTAACGGACATACCGTATGATCCTGTCAATGATTGTGCAGCAATTGATTATAAACAAGCAGAAAAGCTAGGATATTTTAAGATTGATTTACTTAATATGTCAGTTTACGAGCTAATTAAAAGTCCAGAACACTATGAAGAAATGCTAGCCATGGAACCACCGTGGGAACGTCTATGGACAGATAATGAATTTGCTCGTAAACTGGTTCATGTGGGTGGGTCGATACATTTGTTGAAATCAATGAAGCCAGATTCCATACCAAGAATGGCAGCATTTATCAGTATCATTCGTCCAGGCAAGGCACACTTACAAAATCAACCCTGGAACCAAGTGTTTGAATCAGTGTGGGATGGTGATGACAGTAAGGGATTTGTGTTCAAACACGCACACGCAATTGGCTATGCTGCACTAGTGGCCTTGCACATGAACTTGCTTAGTCAAGTCGTCGCACAAGTGTAATTGATTTTCTCTTGCTTTTTTTGCGGCTCATTTCGCTGAGACTGCACACAGGCCCGTGCAGGATTTCTAGATCTTTATTGGTAAAAGTTCGCAGGTAAGGGCGAAACGGATCCCAGTCGCCTTTGAGAAATATGTTTATAGGCACGGTCCTGTTGCTTTCCCACCACCAGGTGTTGGCCAGTTCTAAAAACCTGCGTTTGATTTCCATATCTTGTATGGCACCAAAGTCGTAGATGGTGGTTATGACTTCGTCTTGATTTTGTATAATGCCCACGTATTCTGTGGTGGCATACACACACAAGGTTATAAATGGGTATTTTTCTGTCAGTTTTTCAAAAAAATCGTTAGTCATAATTGTGCTGATATTTACCAAATCCTTTTGTAGCACAAATCTAAAACAGCTAAATACTATGTATGTACTCCACCCAGGCCTATATCTATCAGCAGATCACGCAAGTGTTACTCATGGACACAGGAGCTGGGGAAACTTTTATCTATAGGTATAATCCTGTGTACGCTAAACAACTGACCATAAACAAAGGAGTTGACAATGTGCTCCTGTTTGAGTTTATCAATCAAGAAGAAAAGCCGGTCAACATTACCGGCAGCACGTTCCTGTTCCGAGTAATCAGCACCGAAGGTGATCGGCTGTTGTTGGAAAAAGAAATGGTCACACTCAATGCGGCCACAGGGCGTTCCAAGGTCACACTGACCAGTTCTGAACTGTTGGAAGTGCTGGCCCAACCGGCCAATTACAGCATACAACGATCAAGTGGCAATCTGGTAGAAGCAGTGTTTACCAATGCACAAGCTGGTGCCCGTGCACCAGCAAACATTGTGGACAGTGTGTTACCGCAACATGTGCCCAGTGCTCCGCTTACGATACCCACTATCAAACTCAGTGCCCAAGCCAGTCTAGACGGCACAGCCTGGGGCAGTTATAGTCCTGGAACCTACTGGATGGGCAATCCCAACGGTGGCAACTACTGGAACAGTTTTGCCAACACAGAATTCTACAGCAGTTTTATTGAACCGGTCAACGCAGTGACCACGGTGCAAATGACCCTGGTAGGATACACAGGTACGATTAAAGCTCAAGCCGCGGAAAATTATCAAAGCGTATTTTACAATGTCACAGAGTCTACCACCTACTACAATGAAACCCGCACCATTTATATGAACATTGTAGGTTGGCATCCTATACTTCGTCTATGTTTTAACAATAGTATATTTGCAGTGCCAACCCAACCAAGCACACCAGCATTGGCCTACACAACCACAAACAACGGTATAGTTACCAGCGTTACAGTTACCAATGGCGGTACCGGTTATTTGGCACCTCCACAAATCAACTTCATTGGTGATGGCGCCGGAGCCACAGCCGAAGCGGTAATGAGTGAAACCTATCCAATTGGTCATCCACAAGCAGGAATAGGTTACGGATCTGTTGTTGGGGTCACAGTAACCAACGGCGGTAGTGGTTATTGGTATTTGCCCAATGCAGGAATGGGTGCCGGTCTATATCCGAATAACCCTAGTCAAACCGGTGCCGCGGTCATAATCAGCACAGGTTATGTGGTCGATCTACTGTATAGATAACTCCAAACACAATTGATTTTATCCAATAATCGTGTTATAATTGTAGCATGATTGATGTGGTCTCCTTTTTACCCGGCAAGCGAAAACAAACAGCAAGTGGCTGGATAAGTTTCAACGCACCTTGTTGCATCCATCGCGGCGACACACAAGACCGACGACAGCGCGGTGGCATCAAACCCGGCACTGATGGATCGTGGAGTTACCACTGTTTTAATTGTGGCTACACTGCCAGTTTTGTTCTGGGTCGTAACTTGACATTCAAAGCTCGCAAACTACTGGAGTGGATGACAGTGCCGCAGGAAGAAATAGAACGCATCAATCTTGAAAGCCTCAAGCACAAAAGTATAGAAGGCCTGCTCGGAGAGCGTCAAGAAGTAATACAACGATTGCAGTCGATTGAATTTGAAGATCGCGACTTGCCGGCAGATACACAACCACTTAATGAAGCGGCAGAAGAATATTTGCGTAGTAGATCAATTGCATTAGACTATCCATTTCTGTACAAAACAATGCCCCGCCCAGGCGTTGTGATTCCGTTCACACACGATAATCAAGTAGTAGGACACACCACAAGATTCTTAGACGATCGTACTCCACGATATATTCAAGATATACAACCGGGATATGTGTTTGGCACAGATTTGCAAAAAGCCAACTGGCAGACTGTGATTGTGGTGGAAGGTGTATTTGATGCACTCAGCATCAACGGCCTGGCAGTGTTACATGCAGAGATCAATGAGGCACAAACAAGATTGATACGCAGTCTAGGACGCAATGTGATAGTGGTACCAGACCAAGATATCGCAGGCATGAAACTGGTAGACCGGGCAGTAGAACTAGGATGGGCAGTAAGCATGCCCGAGTGGCCCGCGGGTGTCAAGGACGTAAACGATGCTGTCATTCGTTTGGGTAGATTGGCAACTTTGATAACTATCTTGCAGGCCCAGGAAACCAGTCGAATCAAAATAGAACTAAGGAAAAAACAACTTGTTAAAAGACTACGGACTTGATGTCCAAAAACTATTCTTAGAAATGATGTTGCAAGACGCAGAGTCGTATGTGCGTGTGCAGAACATTTACAATCCAGAAAACTTTGATAGAAGTTTAAGACCTGCGGCCGAGTTTATTGCCCAACACAGCGATCAGCACAAGACACTGCCCACTACGGAACAGATCAGTGCCAGTACAGGTGTTGCACTCAATCACATTCCTGACTTAAACGACGGACACTTTGAATGGTTCATGGACGAGTTTGAAGGCTTTACTCGTCGTCAAGAACTGGAACGTGCAATTTTAAAGAGTGCTGACTTGTTGGAAAAGGGCGAGTACGATCCTGTGGAGAAACTGATCAAGGATGCAGTACAGATATCACTTACCAAAGACATGGGCACAGATTACTTTGCTGATCCTAGGTTACGTATTGACAAGTACTTTAACTCGGGTGGACAGGTAAGCACAGGTTGGCCACAGATGGACAAGATCTTGTATGGTGGATTTAGCCGTGGAGAACTCAACATCTTTGCTGGTGGATCAGGTTCGGGCAAGAGTTTGGTCATGATGAACATTGCATTGAGTTGGTTGCAAGCAGGATTGTCAGGGGTGTATATCAGTTTAGAACTCTCAGAAGAACTGTGTGCATTACGAACTGATGCCATGTTGGCCGGAATGAGCACAAAAGAAATTCGCAAGGATATTGATCAAACTGAACTCAAGGTTAAACTAGTGAGCAAGAAAGCTGGACAGTATCGTATCAAAGCATTACCGGCACAAAGTAACATCAATGACATTAGAAGTTATATCAAAGAAGTTCAAGTGCAAACAGGCATCAAGATTGACTTTGTCATGTGTGATTACTTGGACCTGTTGATGCCTGTGAGTGCCAAGGTCAGTCCAAATGACCTGTTTGTCAAAGACAAATATGTGTCAGAAGAGTTGCGTAATCTAGCCAAAGAACTCAATGTGTTGTTTGTGACAGCTTCGCAGTTGAATAGGTCGGCTGTGGAAGAAATTGAATTTGACCATAGTCATATCAGTGGCGGTATTTCAAAGATTAATACAGCAGACAATGTGTTTGGTATCTTTACAAGCAGAGCCATGCGTGAGCGTGGCAAGTATCAAATACAATGTATGAAGTCGCGTAGTTCAACAGGTGTTGGTATGAAGATTGATTTGGACTACAACATTGAAACAATGCGTATCACTGATCCAGGTGAAGATGCAGGTCCAGTTAATTCTTTTGCTAAGGGCAATTTGCTTGATTCGATCAAAGCCAAAAGCACAATGATCAATAAAGAAACTGTAGATATTGACACTGGCGAAATTGGCAAAGTCACTGCTGATGTGCAAAGTGCTAAATTGAAACAGTTGTTAGGACAAATTAAACAGTCATGACCAACCTTTATTGCTCAATGATCCATGGTGGGTTAAATTTAGACTTTAAGGCAACCAATATTACCAATCAAGTTGCAATAAAACATTGTTGTTTGCGTGACGATAGTTTTCTTGTTGAGCTTGATCATAGTTTTTGGCAAGATAAAAAATTAGAAACTCTTAGAGAAACTAATAAAAAAAA